AAAAGCTTCTGACCCGAACCGGCGATCAATACGGACTGAGGAATCGCCGGATCGTTTAATCGACGCATGGAATGGACAGGATCAGGATATGGGTTGAGAAGCGTGACCTCGCGGCGGGGTTCGATGGTGCCGTTCGTCCGCGACACCATATTGGTCAGAGCCGGATAGAGACCTTCGGGAGTGAGATCCGGAGGATAGCGCAGACCGATACCTCTAGAGGCGAGCTTTTGAGGTTTACGAAGGACTTCAGGCACCAACCACCTCCGGTGCTTTCGTATCCGGCATGATCCGAGGTAGTGTGAAGGACTGCCGCGCGGCCGGTTGATCCAACAATCGGTTATAGGTGGCGTTGGCCCGGAGCCGTTGGTTCATCAACCCACAGCGTTCGATGAACCGTTGACGGCCGGGAAGGGCGGCTTGGATTTCGGAGGTGCCTTCTTTGAACGAGGCCAGATATTGAGCCATATCGAGGATCGGATCGATCAATTCCGCTCCAACTTGAAGATAGGTGGTGTTGGGGTTGAGCGGATCAGGGACCGGGAAGCTGCGGACCAGATCCACAGTCACGGTATAAATGGCGTTCGGGACAGGGACGAGCGCGAATAGATTCGGCGATACATAAGCGGCAATCTCCGGCCGGTCCAAGGTTTGTGGCCAATTGGGACGATAACGATCGGTGTCCTCTAAACTCTCGATCCCGAGCGGAGCTCCGGCGATACTCATGAGTAAAGAGGACACCGGGGAGCGCGCAGCAACGATGGCTAGGTCGTGCAGCTCCTCGGCAATCTGGGACCGCATGGCGTCTTTGGAAGGTGAGTCATGGGCCAGGAGGCAGGCTAACGCTCCCCAGGTGACCCCCCAGACCAAATCATCGGGGATGCCGACGAGGGCTGGGGAGATCGGGTTACAAATGAGAGCCGGACCCGACGGGTTCACACAGAGGTCGAGCGATCCCGCAAGCAGGTTCGGCGGTATCAATTGCAAAGTGATGGGTGGTGAAGCGGCGATCGAGTACGCGAACGGAAGGTCGAACGTCTGAGCCCAGTTCTGAGAATAAGCGTTGGCAGCGTATTCGTCAGTTCGGACCAATGGATAGACGATACCGGAGGCAGTATCTTTCCAAGCCGACCGGCGCACATCGATAACAGACTGGTTTAAAGGAATACGGGATGATAACGCTCCGACAGCTATTGGAGCGAGGCGGGTCGTATGGATACCCGTAGCCAACTGGAACTCATCACGGACGGTTTGAAGCGCCTCAGAGATATCCGCGATAGAGAACTGAGAGGTGCCGGTCCAAGGGTTCGTCACCGGTTCGATCAAGTGGCGTTGGATGTCAGAGAGGAGTTGGTTGTCGGTGATCGAGAAGGCGTATTCGGACGGGAAGAGGGTGCGGAGGTCATAGAAGGGTTGAGTCGCAATAGTGGGGAAGGTCACCCTCTCACGATAGTAGCCTGTCAGGGAATTGAAAATACGGAGGGCTTCAAGAATGCGGGAGTAGACTTCAGCGAGGGGCCAGTAAATGTGGTCCGGGTCGTTCAGCCTTACGCCGAGTTGCTGGGCCGCGCTCGCTAAAGTAGTCTGACTGTAGACTGCCAGAGATCACCCCTCAATCACGCTTTTGGTCATTATAAGATTTACGTCCCGTATCCACCGTTGCCTCGGATCGATTCGGTGAAGAGATTGGAGCCGGTTTAGGGGCTGTCCCTCTCATGACCTCTGTGGTCCCTTCAGTCGAAGGCGTTCGGTGAGACGGATTCGCCTGGATATCCTTCGTCATCGGGCTGCGAATTGAGCCCTGCTTTTTAGGCATAGAGAACCTCCTTGGATATTGGGAGAAAAAGAAGGGCGATTGCACCCACGGAACCTGTCCAACCGCCCGTTGTTGTGGAGTGAGAGTGAATCCACGACTTCTTGTGGATTGCAAATAAGGATACACCCGGGACGCCATTTAATCCAATCCTCCGACAAGACGCGAAATATCATGCGACTGTAAGAACTGACCGCCGAGGGGCATGTCGAAGATCCCGCCCTGTTGAAACGCGACCAACGGTGAGGTCTCATCGTCTTGTTTGATCACTTGGATCAGTCTCTCCTTGAAATCCTGCTTGTGGATCTGATAAGCCGCCACCCAGTTGGTCTGCTGCAATTCCGGGAAGGTCGCCACGTTTCGGAGGGCCCACTTTGTCCCGTACATATACGCGCGTTCCATCAACAGGTCCGCCGGGAAGGTCTTCGGAACATCAATGGTGTTCGATAAGGGCAGACCGCGTTTCTGGTAGATACAGGTATAGACGCGCAAATGGACTGGGTGCGGATACCATTCGTGGACGACGTTGCCGGAAGCCGGGTCATCCAGATAGGAAGCAAGGATGTACGTATCCCCGGTAGCCCCGCGTTGCGGGTCGGTTCGGTTCAATTGCGATTGGGTGTAGTAGAGCTTCCGGCCACGGATGGTATAGCCCCCCGCCGGGTTGGTCACGGTGAAGTAGCGCAAGAAGTCCGGAGCGGAGGACCCGTCAGAAGGAGGAGCCTGATAATAGGCTTTATAAACGGTGAATCGTTGATTGATCGCGTTGGCTTCGGCGTAGACACGATCCAGAGTGAGCGTCTGCGTGCCGTTGTTGTAGTTGACCAGGTTGTATAACGGGCCTGGTGTGCCGGAAGTCTGCGATGCGAGACGGAACTGGCGGCCGACACCGACCTGAGTGCTGAAGAGGGGTGGGTTGGCCGCGACGACGGAGTTCAAAGCCGCAGCCGCAGCCGCATCCACCACGACCGATACCGAACCTAACGTGACATTAGCGACACGAACGGTGATGGCGGCCGGGGTCGTGATATAGCCGATTGGGACCAGCCACGACCACAGCCGGAAGTCCCGGATATCCGCCCACGCCCGGTTGACAAGGATCTGCGCGTGCGAGGGCGGAAGCCTCGGTATACTTGCACAGAGATCTTGCCAGTAGTCCTGAAACAAATCTCGACACCTCTTTTAGTTACCGCTAGCTACAATACGAACCGTCAGGGCTGCGGCTGCCGTCGATTCATTCGCGAGCTGCGCTCCGGTGGCCGCCAGTCTCCACATCAGCCGGATCGACTCGACCGGACCAACGGGATTGTTCGGATAGCAGACGATCGCCTCATACTGCCCGTTGTTGGACATGGAGCCGAACGCCCAGTCGATATCGATCAAGCCGAGATCCCGCGCGTGAATCAACTGACCTCCGGTGGGCGGCGTGGCAATACCGATCGTCGCGTAATGCGCCGGGCCAAGAATGGTCGTGACCGAAACGCGCTTGTTCCCCGGAACCGTTGGGTAATCAGGTAAAGTGCCCGCCATACTAGAACGCTCCTCCGCCGAAGACTTGACGCAGCGGGAACAGATGGGTCAGAAAGAGGCCACCGGCATCTGGAGCCTCGATCGCAATCCCGATGATCGCCTTCGCCCGTGGCGAGGTGAGATTGGTCGCATCCGCCAGCACGTCGGCAAAATTGGTTGGGGTCAGATCCACGACGACCAGATCACCCGCCACCGAGCCGTCTTTGGTGGTCCCGGCGGCGATGAAATTGACGGTGGCTTTCCCGGAGGTCTGGATCAGGCACCAGCGCCCTTTGGTATTGGCACGCAGGTAGACTCCGGCAAAGTTGCCAATATTGCCTTGTGTCGCGTCAGGAGTAACGACTATATTCTCGTAGTCGTCCCAGAAGCAGAGTCCGCCGCGGACGGGAGCGACCGTAGATCCGGCTTTGGTCCGGACATACTGGTAGCGGCCCTCGTACAGTGTACCGACGGCAGGGTTCGAGTGTTGGGCCGCCATGGGGCCGGTTAGAGTGAGAGGCTTGCCGACCTGGCCGCCATAGGGCTGGATGATCGATCCGGAAACGTCCGCGGTTGAGAGACTGGCCCCTGGAGAGGGGTCATCGATATCGTTGTAGAACTTACTGGTGACCTTGAGGTCGCCAGGATCAGAGATAGGCACGAGAACACCTCCACTTCAGCAAGACACCCGATCCGTTTCGGAGTTATCGTTTGTCTTCGATTTGAACTTTACACTGTAAAGACCTCAATACTACGAATTCCATCCGTAGCCCTGGACCGAGCTCCAGGGGGCTGTGAACTCAATATTGACCGCCGCCTTCAACTGACTCGCGACGCGCGTGTCATCGGGCGAGCGGATAAAGTCGGTCGGGTTGAAGCCAAACTCACGGGAATTGGACACCCGGAAGCGAATCCGCGAGGTGTTGAACATATTCAAAACCTCTCCGGGAGTGAGATTGGCCGCCTGAGTCGAGTTCGGGAAGTTGTTGGCCGGAGTTCCGGTCGCCGCTAACGGGTTCGTGAAGGCCGCCGTGAGGTTCGAGCCTAACCCGAAGTTCGAGCTATCGGAGAACGGCGGTCCAAAACTCGACGGGAAATAATCGTCGATCATCACCACCGCGTTCTTGAAGCGGAAGCCGGTGGCCCCGAAGTAGGGATCGCGAACACTCGCCGCGTCCTGGCCGAAACGCTGGAGTGGCTGGATACGGTTCTCGACAAAGCTGATGATGGGCTTGTTGCCGCAGATCAGGTCGGGTTCGTCGCGCCCGCGTTTCGCCAGATTGTACATCGCGTTCAACTGCGGATACTGGATCGAGCCGGGAGTGCCGTCGGTCTTGCCGCCCCAGTAGACATTGCCATTGAGAGCGCGTTTGACAGCGCCATTACGCGCAGCCGTCCCGTAGTTGGTGTAGACGTTGCCATCGTAGGAGGGGAGAACCCCGTCATTGAGCGCCTCCACCCAGCCGTTGATGTTGACACCCGCACGCGCTCCGAGGACCCCGTTCTGCTGGACTTCCAGGGCCATGATGGCGGAGATCGTTTGATAACCGTTGGCCACATCCGTTTCCAATAGAGAGAAGACCGATAGATCTCCGGTGTTCAAGACATCGATGTCCTCCAGGTATTCGATGATCATCACGCAGTAGTAGCGCGGATCGAACACGGTTCCGGAGAGAGTCTGGGGTTTGGTGAGGTTGAAGCCGCCAATGCCTTTCGGGTACGCACCGCCGTTCAATGGAGCGTAGAGCTGGAGGTTGCGGGTGAACGCGCCTCCGGTGAAGGGAACGAGGCATTTGGAACGGAGGTGGGCCTGGAAGACACTGCCCAGAAAGAACTCGTCTTCTATTGCACTATCATTTATCTCCGGCAAGGTCGAAAGGTTGATCTCGTCCAATAGAGGATCTGCCACAGAATCAATTACTTACGGACAAAATCTAATGTACTAGATTAATGCCCGATAAGCCTCCTTTTTGATGATATTTTACATCTGAAATAGAAGACTCCGCCTCCACATAGTTCATGCCGCCTTTGTTCCGCATATTCATAACTCGTGCTTGCTCATGGAACACACGTAGCACACTCAATGACTCTTCGTCGCGGTACACCGTGGGCTTCGGAGTCGTCGCTTCCAAGTACTCCTCGAATCGGAGACCGAGCTCGGTGACTTCGCGCTTCGTGAGCATATACGGGAGAAGGCGCTCCAACATCGGCACGGCTTTTTTCCCATGCAGCTTATACTTCCAGTACGTCGAGCCATTGGTGGCTTTCTGTGTCCGCAGGCTGCCTCCGAACAACTCGACAAAGACATCCAGCGGAGCACGCGCTTTATTAACGACCACAGCGACGAGTTGGAACCTCTCATATTCCAGAACATGCCCATCTTTAGGTCGCCGCTTGTCGATGTTGCGAACAATTGAGACACAGCCTTCCCCATCAAAAAACCCGGCTGCCCAGATCAATTTGTCCCGTTCCGTCATAATCTCTCAAACCTCCGCGCCCACTATACCTCGCGCTAGGTTTTCCCAACAGCCTCTTTCCCCAGAGGCACTCCCGCCTGTCTTCTTTCGATGAAGCTCTTCGCCGCTCGTTCGGCTCCGCTCAACTTCTGTCCATTCTGCACTGCCGGTACTCTGTCGGCCGGACGGTTCTTGTCCTTATCCGGAGCTTGCTGAGAAGCGAAGGTGCCGTCTTCGTGCCGTTTGTATTCGCGGAAGACCGGAGAGAGGTGTTGAGTGCGGCCGTCGGGAGTGGAGCGGACTTGCCGCATCGCTTCTTCGCTGTTCTTGGCTTTCTGTTCGTCTTCCCACTTCTGCCGGTCCTCTTTGGACCACTCCTCGCGTTCCTTCTTCTTCTCGATATCGGCGATCTTGTATTTTTCGCGCCAAGCTTCCATGAGAGTCGGACCGTTGTCTTTCATGGATTCGGCCATCAGTTCTTCCATTTCGCGCTGGGTGAGACGCTTGCCGGTAAGCTCGCGGTGCCTCTCAAAAATCTCTGCCTGAATGACGTTGATTCGAGGGAGGGCGCGGAAGTTGGGAGCCAGTTCCTTGAGGAGTGTGTCCTTGAACTCGCTGAACTTCTTGTCGATGTCGAGAGGAGGAGTGTCTTTGGGCTTGGGAGGCTCGGAGAGCTTCGGTATGTCTTCGTCACTCAAATTGTAAATCTCTTTGACACGGCGAAGAAGTGTCTCTGCTTTAGTACGAGAGATCTCGGAAGTCTCATAGTCGGCCATGATTTTGCGGATGCGATCCTCCGCCGCGTTTAACTGTTGCGCTAACTCCAAGTCGCGCTGATTGGCACGTTGTTCCAACTCTTTCTCTTTCTGAGAGAGTTCTTGAGTCTTCTGCGTAAACCTATCGTGCCTCTCTCTCTGCCCGGTAAAAGCAACGCCCGCCTTCTCATTGGTGGTGAGAACGCGGGCGAAATAGTCTTTGTCCGCGCCTTCGAGACCTAACTCATCGATCAATTCTTGAACTCTTTTGGTGTCTACAGGCATAACCTCAGTCCTCCATCCGTTCTTGGTTGATAACCAGCGGATTTAGGGTTGTTGAGACCGGCGCGTTGGGATACAATGTGGATCGCGATCCCGATACTGAATACGAGGGCCGACCCGGGTCGTGGCGAGATGAGTTGATGCGAGACGAATCCGAGAAGCGTATCGTCGTGCGGTGTCGTGGCGCGCGTTGTCGTGAAACGCCGTGAGTTGTCGTGTCGCGATGTGAGATCGTGTTCCAAGGGCGGCCCTGACCGATGGGGCCGCTCGCGACTCAAACCTTTCATACCTCACCTACAGGCGCGGCAGGAGCGCCTCCTCCGGGTTCGCTGACAACTTTCTGAAGCAGCGAACGTAGTGCCGAACGCGCGCGTCTGGCCTCGGCAGCAGCCTGCGGAAAAGCACGGGCAATCTCGCTAACGGCTTGGTCGGCTTGTCGAAGTTGAGACGTGACTCCGGCGAGCATCTGTGCCGGATCGGCTTGGACTGGAGATGGAGACGCACCGGCCATACCATCGTCACCGGTCATTTGCCGCACACCACCATACGCTCCGGATTGAGGGTCCGGCGTGGATGGGGTCTCGACCGCCATGTTAGCGTTTACGTCCTCTACCGCGGATTCGGGTGTACATGGGCGTGCGGATTTTCGAGCGACCGCGTCCCCGCTTCAAGCCGCTTTTAGTCATCCCCGTGTGCCTCATCGAATACTCCAGCGAAAAAGAATAAAGAAGAATGAACGAAGGAGAGGAGACTGGAACCTGATGGGTGGGAACCGGGCCCCTCTCCCTCACAACAGTCCGGGAAGAACGGTCCCGGACAACTGACACGGACAGGAACCTACCGCTTCCGGCCGCGCCGACGCCCTCGACGACGCCCGCGCTCGGCGTACTCAAAATGACCGATCATGGGAGCCTCCTTTCCCCGACAGCCGGTGGGCTATCGGTACTGGGGATCGCTACGAAATGGGAAATAAAAAAGCCCATCCCGGTGAGCACGCGACTCACAGGAATGGGCTTTCTGCGGATACCGTTCTTAAAGGGCCGATGTTCTCTCTAAGAACGATCCTTCAAGTTCCCAACTCGTACAATGGGAAAAGGTAGGATTGAGGAGATGGGAATGTCAAGGGGAAATTTTCAATGATTCTTATTTTATCAAACCAGCCTTACCCGTTCAAGAAGCCGGAAATCTCGAAAAAGCTGGCCTGAACCTTTTGTTTCACCTCAACCGTGCCAGAGGGGGAGCCTTGCGAGAAATTGAGGGTGATCGAACCCGTGAACTGGATACGGTGAATCTCGGCGAGGAGGCGGTCCAGGTCGGCGACGGGGTGGTGGACGACCAAGGTGGTGTTGGCGACGCTGCCGGTATTGCCGGTGTTGGCGGTTCCGTTATCGGCGGCCACGGGAGCGCCCCCCTCGACGGCGAGATCTTTTAATCACTCCGGAGGCTTGAGCAATCGCGGAGCCTTCGGAAGCCCCGCGGCGGAGGGCAGAGTCATAAACGTGCTGCCATTGCCGACGACGTTTCGGCGTGTTCGCTTTTTTGGTGAATCGTTGGGCGGGCATCGCTCACCTCCTCATTCGACAGGATCGTAGGTTTCACGGAAAATATTGTCGCGGACTGGATAAAATTCTCCACCGATGCCCTTCACAATCCAATCCCCTTCTTGGGCGATAAACTCTTCGGATTCGAGGGTCTTCATCCGCAGCCCGCAGCGGCCGTTGGTATCGGTCGTTTCCTTGCCATCTGGATCGAGATAAACGCCGGAGAGGAACCAGGGACGCGGCACGAAGTCGCAGACCGCACCCCAGGTATCCCAGCGGAGTTGGATGGCTTCGATAACGATTGGCTTCTTGCGGAATTTCATCGGACCCTGTTCGGGCATAAGCTACCTCCTGGATTCGCGGATGGTGGAGCGCCCACCAAACCCGCCTTTTTGCTCCAAAGAAGGCGGCTGCTGACCCGTAGGAGGACGTCCTTGAGGACCTTTCCCTTTACCGCCTCCGCCTCCCGTGGCCATTGCGATTCGAGCCATAATCTCTTGTTGGGCCAGCCAGATCGGGAACTCTCCCTGGAGGCTCTTGCCGAAATTCGGGCTGGACGGATCGGTATCTTTGGGGTCGAAGTCGAAGTTCTTGACATCCCATACTCGGGCTAGGGTCTTCCAGGAAATCGGGAAGCCGGAGCGGGAAAGCTGGAGGAAGGCCATCTTCCGTGTCATCGAATTGAGTTCGTGCAGGCTGTACGGCTCGATCGCATAGTGGAAATGAGCGCAATGTTTCCGGGCGCGTTCAAAGTAGGAGGAGTGTTTGGGGAGAGAGAGAACGTCCTGAGGGACCAGAGAACCGGGGTTGAAATCGATATCCTCTTCAACGAGTCCGTCTTCACCAAAGATCTGGAAACGCTTCCCCGCCTTCCACCACTGAAACACGAGCGGAACCCACATCTCGCCAATCCCGGTGACCGAGAGCTCCATGTTCCGGGACATATCTTTAACCAGAGGACCGAGGGCTTCTAATAAGCGGTCGGTGGAATCTCCGGCCGGGAGCTGGCGGGCACGGGTCAGGGCCGAAGCGTCGGCCACTCCCATGTAGTGCGTCTGACGGGCTTCGTTTTGAGTGATCAATTCCGGGATGTTGGAGGGGACGTTCAGGAACTCGACCGGGAGGAGGGGTTTGAATTGGTCGCCACCCAGGCCGTAATCGAGGCCGAGGCGTTGGTTGGGGACGCGCAGATTGATGGTTTCGGCTAGGGAGCGGGCCATGGTGTTACGATCGTAGCCGGTCGGTGGGGAGAGGCGCACGTTCATCATATCGACGATGCCGCGCAGGAGCTCGGTATTGGCTTTTTCCAGCAGCATTCCGGCTTTGGAGAGGGGGAAACCGAGAAACATCCAAGGCCAGTCATCGGCGCGGAATTGAACGACGGGGACCTTGCCGTGCCAGGCCGGGTTGACCTGGAGAGTCGGGTCGGGAGTGAGGATTAAATTATCGGTGCAGATGATCCGGCGGCGGTTCGGATAGAAGCGGCAGTCTTCCGGAGTCGCTTGTTTGTAAACGGACTTGCCTTCGTCGTCGCGGCCGGTCTCGATCAGATCGCCGACAGAAGGGACGAAGTACTCCCAGGAGGTGTGGGGGTCGCCCATGGCGATGGTTTTGCCGGTGCGGTTGACGGTGCGGTCGTCGATATAAATGTAAAATAAATCCGTCATCGCCCACGGCATCGGCTCGCGTTCCTGAATCGCGGTCGGACCGAAACGTTTGAGGACGGCCGAAGCGAACTTGACCGATTGGGCCATGACGGTGCCGCGGCCCTTCATCTCGGTGGTGGGGCGGATCTGATCGCGGAAGTCCGGGAACATTTCGATGACTTGGTGGTAGGGCGTGGGGACTTTGATGGCGACCGCATATGCCTTTTGGATACTGTGGTCGTGCGGGAGGCCGATCGGGAGGATATCGAGAGGGCCATGAGAACGGAGGGCGATCTCGCCTTTACCAGCACAGTAGTAGTCCGGGTCGTAGCCGATCGAACAGTAGCCGGTGCCCAAAGCCACGGCGTTCTGCCAGGCTTGACGGATCACGCGATCGGCGAAGGTTTTCTGCTGCCACCACATCCAACTTTTATCTAATAAAACGCCTTGCTCTTTGAAGGCTTCGATGGAGGTGGTGATGGCCGGGATGATGCGGAGGTTGGTCTGAGCGGCGATCAGTTCTTTTTCGTTACGTACGGTCAAGTCGGTGCGGGCGTTGGAGAGAGTCGAGACGGTCGATTTAGCGAAGTCTCCGTTGATGAGGTCGAGACCATCTTGGATGTACGGGTGCGCTGGTTGCAGCCTTAGGTATGACTGCGCTTGTTGACGGAACTCTTTTGTCCAGCCGAGGAGTTCGTCAGTAGTGGGAGTCTCGCCATCCTGGTTGAGTATCGGTGGGGCCAAGTAAAAATTACCGGTGTCGGATCTCACGGCTTGCCCTTGCGGAAGAAGAGGGAGGCGCGTTTGGCTTCACCCGAAACGACACTAGCCTCAGAGGACCTGTGTTCGAGGGCGCGGGAGTGGAAGTTGGGGGAGCCAGATGCCAGCTTCTTACGGCGCTCATCACGAGTACGGTCCGTATACTTACACGCGAGATCGAAGAGGAACCGAGCACGTTGGGTTATAGGGGCCCATCGCTTCTTTTCGTTGCCGTCTTCATCGATATAGGTGGCTTCATAGCCTCCTTGACGGATGGCTTGTTCGATACGAGTACGTTGGGATTGGCGATGTTCGCGCCGGACATCATCAAAGAAAGCATTCGACGCTTCCATGAAGAACTGCGACTTCTCTTTCTCAACAGACTCGACGTGACGGCGGAATTTTTCATAGGCTCTAAAGTCTCGTATTTCGACTCGTTCGTAGCCTTTTTCAACCGGATCATCCACTCGGCCTGGGATCGAGACTTCACCAGTATCTTTTCGGATATGTATGACTATAGGAGAAAAACCGACTGATGGAGAACCGGCCATGTAGTTGCGTTCGGACTGCGAAGCGCAAAATGGGCACTGGATAACCTCGGGGTATGGAAACGAGGCTAACGGATAATAATGAGAGTCATCTCTGAAGCAACTGGAACAGCGGTAGTCTACGACGGGCACCCCTCAGTCCTCCGCTACTCGGCTTCACCGCAGGCCAGATCAAACCACGACGCCTCGCTACGCTACACATCGCTACTCGGATTCGTCTCACCCCGCTTCAACCCGTCGCGACACGCTCCAAATCGAGCCTCGGCTTCAGGTCTCAGAGGTGCCCATCGGTCGAGAATTATGCGATCCTTTGATCCAGTTATGCAAGAACTTTCCGGGGGATACCGCTCGTGTCAGGGCCTCCCATTTCTCTTGCGGCACGCCCTCGTAAGTATAGCGTTGACCATTGACGAACTCGATCTCTAGGTTCCCCGTCGCCGGATCGTAAACGCCGCGTTGCAAGTGACTGGATTGAAAGACCTTTTCGTTCATACGCTGGCGTCATCTAAAGTAGTCAGGCGCTCCTGATCGTTGGGTCGCCAGGAAGCGTATTTGCGTTCAAATCGAACTTGCCCCCGCGATTGCTTCGTCTGTGTCAGTGCAGCAACAGGACGATTGGGCTCGTACTGATATAACGAAATGAGGATAAAACCGAGCGACATCACTCTGTCATCGTGGCCGCCGTATGTCGCGCGGAAGCTCTGCACGTCCTCACGAGACTCAAGGGACTGCATTTCACTCACAAGGAACGGCGAGAGAATTTCAACCTCTTCATCGCGAAGGAATTTCACCAGATATTCTTGAATCGATTGACGAAACCATTCGTTTGTAAATACCCCTAACTTGCTTACTTTGTCGGGAGAAATGGTTTTAGAATCAATACGTTGCCAAGGGTGAAAATTTCTCCAGCCATCGATTCTCATGCCCAATTGGGAGAGATCACCCTTGCCCCGGCATTCAATCGCCGCACGGCACTGACGACGATTCCCATCCGTGTCTTTGACACTGAAGAGAGCTCCCAAAGCCATCATGTATGGGGTCAAGTCCAAAGCGTTGATCTTATCCGAGGCGAACTCCGCACACTGACCCGCCCGTTGAAGAGGAGAGCCTTTTCTTAATACCTCTATGGTTGAGCGGTCCTTACCTATACCGTCGGCGGTGTCCACACCGAGGCCGTAGATCTGGCCGTCTTCGGGCATCTCCCAAATGTAGAGTTTGTCTAAACCGTCATCGGTCGCGTAACCGTCCCAGCGTAGAGGGACCAGTTCGTATTGGTGCGGGTGAGCGCCCCACGGATAATCGATCACAATCGGTTTAGAGTTGGGATCGATGTGAGCGCGGGAGAAGAGGACCGTGCGGGGGGACATATCCGGGCCGATCAAGCCGTAGACGCCGAGTGGAGCGCGGGTGCGGTCGCGGTGCGCGGTGATGGTTTCAGTGGAGAAGACCGAGACGTTCGTACTTTGAAAAGCCTCGTCATCACTACTTGGCATCTCTTGAAAAAATTTATTCAAGCGATTTTCGTTAACGGCTTGCTGGCGCTCGACTTCGTAGAACCAGATTTGTTCGCGAGGCATCGTCCAGTTGCTTCCCATGTACGCCCGCAGAGTATCGTTCGACTTGACGTAATCTTCGGCTCGCTTGGCGTGTTCGAGAGCCCAGAGTGCGGGAGAGTAGTTGGCGGGGACGGGAGAGCGGTCCAAAAATCCTTGTTCTGGGTATATATAGCCCAAACGCGCACTTCCGGTAAACCATGGAAGGAAGACCGGACGCAGGCGGGAGCGGCGTGTCGGCCAGCCGGACTTGGAGGAGAGCCACTTCTTGTGCCACCAATTGAACTGGCCTAGTGCGGTGGATTCCAGAACCATGAAGACACGAGCGGAGGGATGGACTGCGCGGAATAAAGATGAGTCGATGACTTCTTCGGGGCCGAGACCTTGGTACTCGAACTCGGCAAGCTCGCTAATATGAATAACGGTAGGGGTTGTGCCGCGGGCGATACCAGTGACTTGAGATCCGGACTGGAGTGTGAGTGAGGAGCCTGTCTCTAGCTCGAACCACTCCCCGCCGAAGTGCTGGGCTTGCTCACGGGGGCCGAAAGCGAAACGAGGCAGTAACCAGTGCGGCTGATAACCCAACGTGAAGGCTAACATATCGCCGAGTTTCGCCGTCTTTGCTGGAGCAGAGGAAGCCATCATGGCGTTGATGTGACTGAAGAACTGAACTCTATGGAGCTGCGCCAGAGAGACTTCGCGGGAGACTCCGAGCTGTCGAGCCTTAAGTGCCTGTAACTCGATCGCGATGCCTTCGATCTCGTGCTCGGAAAATATGTCTGTCAGAATTGTTTGACTAACCCATGGAGTGTAACGGATGGGCTTATCTTCACGGGACTTGATCCAGCAGTACCGCGTTTTCCAATAATTATAACTGACGCGACAGAGAAACCTTTCGTTTTTTATAAACGCGATCTCTTCGCGAGTTAACTCACGCTTCCAGGTCTGTGAGTCTTCGTCCCAGTTGGACTTCAGGTGGGAGACTGCGGCATCACACTCGCTGCGGGTGTGGAAGACCGGCTCCGTTTTCAAGAAGCCGGTCCTCAACGCGAACGCGATCTTGGCTTGTGTGACTTTTTCGCTGTACATCGCAGGTCAGGACTCGAATTCGTCTCACCCCACTGCGGTTCACGTCACGGCACAACACGCCAGCGCGGCTCACGGCGCTTCACGTCACTACGTCCCACGACGGCACGCGGCGCTTCGCCTCTCGGCTTCAATTCTCATCCGAACTGGATGATGTGTCAAGGGGGTTGCTAGCTGAAAATTTATCGTCGAGAGCTTCCATATCTGAAATGTCTGAAGATACCGGGGGAAGGATTCCTGCCGGGGTCGGAGGGGGAGGCCCAGAACCAGCGGAATTAAAAATAGCCGTCACACTGCCTTTCGGAATTGGCAATGTTCCTGTCGCCTTCAAGAAGATCTCGCGATCGTGCTGATTATCCGGACGCATCGCATACGCCGCTGTGGTTCGGAGGACGACCGGATCGTGAGTGGCCGCAACGATGGAACTTCTCAAGCGGGAGTAGCGCCAAATTAACGGCAGGACCGCCCCGATCAGATCCTCCACACTTACACCAGCCATATCACAGACATCTTCGGGAGAGACCGTCAACCGTTCGCGTGCGGAAAGACCATTGAGCGCGTTCATGAACCGCTGCATCTCAGTGTCGCCCTCTTTTGCCGCCTGGATCACGTACCGGATATAGTTGCGCCAGCCGCCATCCAGCGAAGAGAAAGCCACAGCGAGAGGAGAGTCGGCGACCTTCAACTTCTGGACGATGGAGTCCATGATCTGACCCTCGGTCGGAGGTGGAGGGGGCGGGGCCTTCTCCCGCTGCTTACGGGTTCCCGGATAATAGCCACGGACTTGGTGCTTGCCTTTGGTGGCCGGGATGTCTCCTTTCTTGAAAGGGCGGCCGGGAGGTGAACCTTTGGGCATTATTTCTTCCCCAGCCACTTATAGCCGCAGGCGCACTGGCACAGTTCTGGACCCGTGTGATCGCGGCTCTTGGTACAGGCGTGGGTGGCCACGCCGGAATGAGGGATGCCGTTCAGAACGATACAGGTGATGGGCTGGACCGAGGAGATACCGCAGACTTCGATCTGAGTGCGCTGCTGTTCGTACTCCTGGAGGTCTTTTACAATGAGACTGAGATCAGCGTGTGGCATCCGGTTCTCCCCCATCGATGGACTTCAACAACTCCGCGATAGTCTTCTCAACCGACTGAAGCAGACGTTTGAACTCGCCCACATCGTCATTCCTCTGCGCGCGTTCCAGTTGCTTCGCCATAGATAAGAGATACTCGCTCACGGTCATCAAAGCGGGTACTTTCAAGTTATCCAGGATCTTATTCATATCGCTGATAATGGAGCCGATATCATCGGGTGGCATCCGGCCCCCTTGACAATTTATTCCACGGCAGGTTCAAGACCGCTTCCTCACCATACTCGTCACGCAACATCTGTTCGTATTGAAGAACCGCGCGCATATGCGCTTCCGACCAGGGAACGGTCATGTTGTCGATCGCGAACTGGACGGAAGCGGCACGAGCCCGTTCCTGGTCAATAGGATCGGCGAGAGTGAGGTCGGAGAGAGTGGAACGGCGGCGAAGCGGAGGACGTTCAGCTTCGGGCTGGCGCAAGGCTG